CCTTGACTAAATCAGTATAGAGATATGGAAATTTTTCTCTTATTTCATCTTTGGGTGCTGGGTCATCAGCAATATCGTGGAAACACGGTGAACCCGCATCAAATTGGTATTTTTCTGGGCCTACAGTCCTTTTACCTAACACCTTACCTGCCTTATCAATCTGTTCCGGATTTTTTGGAAAGAGCTGAAATAACATAGCCCTTGATGAATAACTATCGTAATTGCCTCTATGTGTCGAGTTAGCGGTACACCATTGTGTTCCCAATCCCAATGCTCTTGCGGCTGCCCAATTGAATACCGTATAAATTGAATAATCTGCATTATCAACTATCTTGGCACGTTTTGCGATCTTATTTACATTGGCATTCTTTGCAGCATCTCTGATATCTGCAAGCTTCCCACCGTAGTGACGTGTTAGATATGATCCTAAATCTCTAACACCATTGAATGATGGAATATTCTTATGATTAGCATCCAACATATTACGATTCTTTAAGAGAGTCCAATCTCTTAGATTCATATTCATGACGCCAGTCAAATCTTCCCAATTATGCTTGCCTGCTATGTAATTTCTTACAATCCAATCACTATATAGACCATCTCTTGAGTATACCGTGCCTTCATAGCCAGTTTTTTCGATCTTATCTATATTTTCTAAGAACCATTTGGCAACTTCTTCATCGGGTGCTTTTTCAAACTTCGCATCTGCACCAGCAGGAAATGCAATTGGATTGAAATCGGCATCTCTGCGGACTCGTGATGCAAGACCTGCCACTAATTTTTTATCATTCATAACTTTCTGACTACCCTTAGTCAGGGCTACATCCTCAGTCAGGAAAGATTCAATTAATGTATCTAAAAAACTCATCTTATGGCACCGATCAACGATTTTCTTAGTGATTGAACAACTGGTGCAAGACCAACGGAATTTCCCTTGGCTAAATCACTTAGACCACTTGCATATTCTGGAGAATATGATGGTGTCTTGAGTGCTGCTGCAAATGCCTTATTCATTAGAGTAGCAACTGCACCAGTCATCGGAATATCACCGCTTGTATCAATGGCTTGCTTGAACTCATTGATAGCTTTACGAACTGCTGCCAATCTTTCAATATCACCCTGGTGATCTTCTTTTACGGCATCCTGCAATGCTAACGATACCTTACTATATGCTTTCGCAACAATAGGTTGAAGGACTGGGCGAAGTCTCTTGAAAATATTTGCAATTGCTTCATCCTTATTCATCACTGTGGCAGCCTTCTGGCGATTTGGACCTGCGCCCAATTCATCACGCTTCTTCATCTTATCTCTTTCGACAGATCCGGTAGCTGGTCTAATAGAATCTGGATCTCCACGATATCCTGCAAATCCCGAAATCCATACAGTTCTAATTGGACCAATTTGATCATTTAGTAAACTGAATGTATTATTCTGATTCTGTAAATCCTTACCGATACTCTTGCCCATACGTGCTTTCTGAATTGTGGGATCGGGATCTCTCTCATCTGGTTCCTTACCCGGTTCTGCCGTAGGACGCAATAATGCAGGATCAACTTGTTGACCATCATCGGTGAAAGCAATAACCTGATAAGGTAATGTACTATCTCTTCCAGGATTATATGATTCTCCCTTTTTAGCTTTCTGTGCCTTCATTGCTTCAATGTGCTTCTGTGAAGGTTTGATACCTGCAGAGCCACCATCACCCGAAACAATAACAAAATCATCCGGATGACTCTTGAATTCCGACCATAGAAGTTCTTTATTGAATGCTACCGGTTCCAGATCTGCCTCATTACTTAGTTTGTGCTTCTTGTGTAACCAGCTAACGAGCTTCTGTCCACCCTTCTTCTTGCCAAGGAGTTTGCTCAATGAACTTTCGGTAATTTCCATAGATTCAGTAAGAGCTAATCTTGCGAATGCTTCTTTGATTTCTTCATCTAACTTTAGTTCTTCAAACAGTGTTAGTGCCATAAGTGCATCCCTCTTTGATTCGCGTAATCTTGGTGGATTACCCGGCATTGGGCGACCACCTGGTAACTGACCCTGTCCCTGATCTGGACCTTGTATTCTTGCATCTGCATCCGGGTATGCATAGATATAGCGACCCATCGGATCCCTAACAATCTGGAACCTAATTCCATTTGCTCTATATTCCTTGACATCTGGACGATATCCCGGAATTGCCATACCGTGGCTAACATCAACCGAACCTAAGTCCTCTGCATTGTCTCTTAGGAATGCTGCAACAGCATTGATTTCTGCATCGCTATTTGGGCCCTGTCCATCAACATTAGCAATTGTCTTGATATTCTCTAAAGGAGTGCTTGTAAACATACTGAATATGTTTCTACCCATACCTCTTACATTGCGTTGATTATATCCTGGTAAATTATTGATTGTATGCCATTCCGGAGATTGGGTGCCTGCTGCCTGCATTGCTTGACTAATAACTGCTGGAACATCTCTTGCTGTTCTAATAGTAAGTTCATTCTGTGGCTGTTGTGGAATATCGGGCTCACCTTCGCCGGCAAGCGGATTGATACGATTCATCATATCTCTCATACCAACCGAATCGTTTCTATTTGCCATTGCTGCTTGTGTACTTGCCCTTGAAGCTGTAGGTAATGTAGCCGCTGGCGCATTGCCTCCCTCCCCATCATCATCAAACCCTTCAGGTTCTACATTCGCAGGCAAATTACCTTGCTTAGGATTTAGAATATCATCCCAGTCATCCATTCCGTGTGGATTTGTTGTCTTTGTCTTTGTATCGGTTGGCTTAGCTTCCGATACCTCACCCATAACCTGGGAAAGAATTTGCTTTAGCTGTGGTGCTTCTAATTGTGCTAATTGTTCGGCTTGATAGGTTTGGTCTGCCTTGCTAATACCTAAATCTTGCATATTAGAGATCTTATCAACAATGCTAAGACGTTCATCCGGGCTCATTGATAGATCGTTCTGCATGCCTTGATGATAATCAGCCATATCACGTTCGGTCGGCTCATATTTTCCTAGATCACTATAATCATCGTCATAGTCTCCACTAAAATCAGGTTGTTCTTCATCGAGATTATCATCACCATAGGTCATTGGAGAATTTTGACCACCAGTCTTTCTAAATTCAGTCTTATGGACGATATCGCCAAGCTTTACACCCTTACCGGACTTTGGTTTTTCTTCAAACTCCATTGGCTCTTCTTCCATCTTCTTTTTCTTCATACCGACAACTGGTAAACCCTGTGTATTAGCTGCCATGCCTGTTCTACTGGCTCTCATTGGATCACCGGGACCACCGATATGAGCACTACCAGGAAATGTTACTTCAGATTTTCTTGGTCCGTGATATTTTCCAACGGTGGGTTTTCCACCCGCTGCTGTAAATGCTGCGACAGCATCATCGTCTTCTCCGACAGCCATTCCACCTGTGCCCATTCCACCGCCAGAACCATCTTCAAATTCTATTTCAAATTCTTGCTCTTGTCCGAATGGATCACCTTCTAACTCACCATGTTCTTCTTGATCATTGTGTACATGTCCGCAGGTAGGACATGCTTGTTCTTCTCCACCCATGCCAACAATTTCGGCACCTAATTCTGGGCTGCTCATTTGTGAATCATCCGGGAAACAGATAGGGCAATCCCATGATCCGCAACCACATTCATTTATAGGAAAATCTTCAGCAATCTCGACCTTACCTTCTGCCGACATTGCTTCCTCGACTGTATCCATCCATTTTGAAAATTCGTCTCTATGATCCATTGCTGGCTCCTGTACTGACATACCTGTTGCAGGTTGTTCGATTTTTACATTCTCTGATCCAAGCGACATTGGTGATAGATTACCATCATTATCCATTGCATCAAAATTATCTTTTGCATTCTGTTCAACGACAGATGCTACGTTTTCAATTGGTACAACAATTTGTTTACCATCGAAAAGAACAATACAATCCCGACCTGTTGTTCCGTATCCAACAAATACACCAAATCCGGGACCAATCACTGAACCGTATACATCGGCAATCTTAACCATGTCGCCTGGACGAAATTCTGGCTTATCATTTGATGTTCCAGCAGAATCGGGAGTTACTGACATATGAAACCAATCATTGCCATTCTCTAAATCTCTTTGTGGAATAGAAAAATCATCTTTAGCAATTTCTCTGGCTACACCCTTGATATCAATCATGGCATTACCTTCGTTTGTGTAATCCATAAATCTACCAACACCGCCACCTGCTCTTGGATTTATTGTTACGGTAGCATCTCGCTTGAATCCTCTACCAACACCCTCGGGTGCAGTAGAGATTACTGGCGGAATACTCTCCATAATTGTTAACCATTTTCTAATGTCTGACATCGGCTGCCTCTTTTATTCAATATACTTATTTATCATGGATACCGAGGTTCGCGGCCATTAAAAAAGGGCGCACAGGGCGCCCTTGGGAATTTGTTATTATTTTTGTGTTCTAAATCAAACGTGACAGGCCTTATAGACTTCTTCAGCCTTCATTCCTGCCTTGATGGCTTCTATCTTGCAATTATGTTCCTGATAGCTGCATGAGGTGATAAATGCAGTAAAACACAATCCTGCAAATCCAATGCACATAAGAATATTTCTAAGATCTCTATCCATTACTTAATCTCCTTTGAACTATTAGCAACTGTCTTATCACTTCTAAATTCTGCAAAGCGACACAGGAATAGAGAATCGACTCCAATACGTGCCTTACTCTTGATACGCTCGTTATAGATAACTGTTGCAATCGTGCCAAGCAACTGATCTTGCGTCTCGGTAATTTCCTTACGAAGATCATCGGGGAATCCACTGATATTGCATTCAACAAGTCTGTCGCTGGATGCCATTTGGATACTGCCAACCATGCCTACAAATTTACCTTCTCCCGGATTGAAGCCGATGATTTCCATGTCAGCATCTTTCTCTGCTTTCATCTTTACCAGGTGTTTGCTGCGTGAATCTTCCCAGAGAGCGCAATAGTTCTTAAGAATAGTGCCTTCGTGACCCTGACCAAGCAAGAGCTCAAAGTGAGCAACACCCTCATCGATATTATTTACAATCTTATAGGGAATAACCCAGAATGGTTGCCAAGTCTGTCCATCCATTGTAGATGCTTTTACAGCTTCAATCAATCGTTCAAATCGAGCCTTATATACATCAACGGATTTACCCGCCTTGAACTCGTGTAGAGGAATAGCATCCCACACCTGGAAACGAATCATCTTAGCTTCGTCGGGGCCAATAGTACCTTTGATCGCCTTATTGATAATACCGTTGCCCGTCTTGCGATCAATTACCATCTCGTGTTCATTGACAACGACAAACTCACCGTCGAATACAACAGGCCACGGATATTGACTTGCAAGGTTAATCATGTGCGGATCCAGATAACCAAGGAGGTCAATCTCTCTACCGCTTCTGCCACACAATGTAACCTTATTACCTTCAACAAGTGCATTAGCACGAAGACCGTCGGCCTTCAGCTGGCTATATGCAGGATAGGTAATATTCTTAATATTCTTTTCGTCGTAAGGACGAGCAAGCAAACACGGGTAGCTCGGAATAAATCCCGGCATGGCTACATTCGTTGTGCCATCTCCTGCGCCGCAGCGTAGATCTTTCCCAATAATACGACTGACAACAATAGCATCATCAAGGGAAATGCTACTAAGAATACTGCGAAGATGCTCAATACCTGCGTGGCCAGTGAGTTGTCTATCCGACAGTTTCTTAAGTTCAACCAATGCCCAGTCGAGGGTCTTTCCGCCTTTTGGGTCATAGTCAGGAATCTTCCTAATGTGGTAGTTTGTGTACGGGTTTAGGGCAGCTTGGAGCACATCCAGGAATAGCTGGTTGCCCTTATGCTGGTCGATCAGTGCAATCTTCGCGGTACGAGCTGATTGATCGTTAATCGATTCCAGAATTTGCAGAATGCTCATAAATGTCCTTTGTTGTCACTATTATAAAACAACAGAACGATTATGTCAATCGGTGTCTTTGAGTTCTTTATCTATAATGTACTGAGCCATCTCCGGAAGGAGAGTCAGGTACATTCTGTCCTGATGTTGTTCACAATAGGATTTTCCAAAAATAGTAGGGTGGCGGCAACCTTCGCCATCTCCTATCCAAGCACATACCTGTCTGTTTTCTTCCATAGTCTCTTTTATTTGGTTGCACTAGATGGAACATTTCAAACCACCGACCTATCAGTTATATACTGATTGCTCTAATGTAACTTGAATAACATTGAGCCGGTGGCGCCACCTTGTGTCTAGAGGCTATTAGTTTTTCTGAGCTATAGTGCCAGACAAGTATAACAGATTTATTCTAACTCTTCAAGATGTTCAAGGATGATTTTATCGTAGCCATTCTTGATTGCAAATTCGATAATGTCCGAAAGAATAACCTCATCATCTGTTGTGGCATGCCAAAGAATGGTATTTGGATCTACTTCATCAAATCCGGATAATACAGCGATTGATTTTGTAAGATAATCAGATATTGTTCCAAACTCTTCTGTATATTTTCCTAATGCTGCTTCTAGGATTTCTGTTTGTGGGATTACCTGAATGACCTTAAGTACCGCGCCATTTTGATCAGCTACCGTGTAATCTGTACCTAACGAATCTATATTTGTAATTTTGAACATTAGTTTAACCTCTCATTGATAATATCCCAGTCTATAATCTTCCAGACATCCTTAAGGTATCTTTCCTTGTCGGCGCCGTAATCAATAATGAAGGAATGTTCCCACATATCAATCAAAACCACAACATCACTTAGTATTTTGTGGTTTGGAATAGTTTTGATTTTACCATTGGTGCTAAGATAACACCAGCCAGATCCATGTATAGTATTGGCTTCTTCGGTAAATGCATTTTTGAAATCTTGGTAGCTACCAAACTTATCATCGATAAGTATTTTTATAGCACCAGTTGGATTATTTGTTGAAACTGCTTCCTGAAATTGTTCAAAAAACAGAGTGTGGAGCTTTGCTCCTGCTACTTGAAATTCACCTTCGCCGGCGAGTGCTTTCTTTACATAGTTTCCGTAAAGTGTGCCGTAGTGTAGTTCCATTGTCTCCTTAGAGAAGACATCAGTAAGCTGATTCATTGGAACTGGTAGCTTAATCTTATATACTTCCGTCTCTGCAGCTACTTTTTCGATTAGAGTGCGGAATGAGTTATCATCGGACATATTGTATTTATAGGAAATGTAAGAACTTAGTTTTGTTGTTATAGAAACGTTCTACGCCGACCATTCTTCCAAGGATAGCACGTTCAGTAATATCATTTAGATATTTCTTGACTTCGAGTTCAACATTCTCATTTGATTCACCCACTATAGTGATATTTGATACTGAAATTGTTGCTTTGTTTGTAGGTTCCTGACCTAATATGACAGGGAAGAATGTAACATCCGCCTTACCATATAAAACATCACGATAATCAACATTTACAGAATATTCCTCACTTGCTGGTTGAACATACAAGATAGAATGGAAATTTTTAGCATCGGAATCCACAATACCAAAGAATTCTGACTTTGACTGATGGTATGCATGTATTTTATTCTCATCAATCACGTTAGATGAACCCTTGCCAAATAACATATGGCTATAGGATGAATCATCCTGTGCGATAATATTTCTATAGATAAAAGACAATGCTGATACGTGATTCTGATAGAAGGTTGAAAGATTGAGTTTAGCTGTTGGATGAAGAATATAGTTCGTAACCGCGTTCAATGCGCTAAAACTTTCAATCTCCTCAACAATCTCTACTTCAATTCTTTCTGATACTTCAAATACGACTACGGAACTATAGAATGCTTCGTAGTCAGATTTATATTTCAGATAGATTGGCTCATCTACCTCTCCTACTATCTGAAACATGGTATGATTTTGACATACAAGATATGCCAGGGTAGGAAATGTTTCTGGATTATAAAGACTACGTGGATTACTATTTAGATTTGCATTCTCTAAAGAATTTGTAATCAATACACTCGGATGATCGTATAATGTCTTACTAACGTGTATTTCATTTCCAGATACAATCACCGTAAGGCCAGACATGGTTGGATCAACAACCATTTGCACCTTATTATTTTGTATGTAAAATCTCTGTTCGAAAAAGTTATCAAGTTTTGTATTCTTGTACTTGTCCTGTACGGCAGAATATTGTAACTCTGAGTAATATTTTCCTAAGAAAGCTTTGATTGGTATTAGATTTTCTGACATTCAATTCCCGGTAACCTACGGGATATTTATGGTTACAGCTCTTCGAAAGTAGGAGTTAGTGGAAAGCCATTTGCCCTAGCAAGTGCAACGGTTTCGAGAGTCTTTTCTTCGGCAATTTCATGTGTGTATGGTGCGCCGGCAATTCCCTGACCCTGGATGTGAATATTCTTTGTCACATCGATTGCATCTTCCAAATTCTTATGGAAGATATTGATTAGAACCTTG